CAGACGTGTTACATCCACTAAAACTATAAGGGGCGACAATGAAGCCAGTAAAGAAGTCGGTTGGACCCGCGACACCAAGGCCACCAAGGATTGGGCTCTGAAATGCGGCACCATACACGCTTTCATAATCTCCCGTAGAGCCTGTTGGATCTGTAAAATCCCCTAACCGACACCACTGGAAACAGTCTGCCCATACAAGGTCATTCACATAATCAAGACCTGACCCAAAAATATGGTTGTGGCCAGAAGAGGTCTTAACAACTTCGTCGCCGTCAATAACAAGCCATTGATAATTTCCATGGACCCTTGTGACAATCTTTTCTTCTATTGTTCTCTTTTTCATTTTTACCTTATCCAATTTCAATGCCAGAAATTTTCATATTTACATAACCACCAGAAGGCTCCACCTCTATACTTGCGTGAATCGAATCCCCAGCTTCCATAACAGTATTTAACGATGCAATATTGGTGGTGTTTTCTTGGACTGGAAACTCAGAGAAGTATTTGACTTGTTCAGAAACCACCTCGCCGCTTGGGACAAAGTATAAGTTTGCATTCATGTCCCCACTAGACGAGTTGCAAAAAAGAATTTCCTTTACAAGTGTTTTGTATCCAGAGGGGGTTGAGTAGTATTCCCAATCTGTTGTGTCAAGGGGGCGGACTCCAGTCGTTAGAGCTTTTGTATCGAATATTGTGTCTGGCATGTTTAACTTATTTTATAATATTTACACTAAAATTCTACTTTTAATCAATCGATAGACCGAAGTATGTAAGTAGAGGGTTTTGTTTTAAGAAGATCGAAGCGTCTTCCTCTAAAGAGTAGAACAAGGTTCTGTATGCTTCTGGGGAGTTTAAGGATGGCCAGCGGCCCCAAGAATGTCTGAATGTGAGGTTCAAGTAGGTGCCCAGCTTATCAAAGTTTGCGCTTGCAACATAAATTAGCCCCGTGTTTTTATATGGCTGTGTAGAGGCTCCTATTCCAAAGCTGCCCCATGAGACATCAAGCCCCTCGATGGGGGAAAGGCGAACAAGCTTGTCTCTATAAAAAGATCCCAGTGTATATGATTGCAAAAGAACGCTGATTTCTAAATTCGTGGCAAGGCTACGATCCACGCTATTTGAAAATGTCGCAGGTGCAGCATCATCTGTAGAAAGAAACCCGTTTCCCGCTTGGGAGGGCTCGTTACATAAATCTCCATTGTCGTAAATGACGGTTGTCCCCACGGTATCAACACTTGCGATTCCAGCGTATTGGAATTGTAAAACACCATCCATTGATAGCCCATCTATAGGGTTGTCAATTCTTAAGGGGACATTTGCTGGATCAAAATGCACATATAGTTCATATTGAATGGCTAACGTAGATCCCGCTGGAATTGCTGCGGGCGAACTTAAAAGGATTCTTGAAAATAAATCACCAGTAGATTCTGCGGCGAGTCCGATTTCTGTAAAGGTCGTTTCGGATTCAACTGGAGCGGAAAGGAAGGTTCTTTTTAAAATCAAAACATCGCCAGAAAGAGTAGTTCCCTGAGAGTCATCTTCAAAGGCATAAACATTAGATCGGCTCAATTCAGAGTCCAATGAAGTCTGAGATACAACTGGCTCGGAAGTCCCGTCGCCAAAAGCACAGAATTCAAATGATGCGGCCCATGTTTTCGTGGCGATACCATCAAGCCCAACATCAAGGATCAAGTTTGGCTGTCTCCCCTCTGAACAATCTGTTATCTTTCGCTCGCTATTTAAAACAGCCCAAGAAAGAAATCCCTGTGTCGTAATATTTAACATTTTTATGGCGTAAGAATATCCCCGAAAAATCTTGCTTGTAAATAAGCCTCTTCTTTTTGTTCGGAAAGCTCTCCAATTTCTGGTGAGTAAAAGGCGTCAAAGCTGATGCTGACCATAGACGCATCTACAGAAGCAAGCCTACTTTTTTCAGCAAAATATTCCAGCTTGTTAAGAATCATGCTTTCTCCCACAATATCCTTCGATTGCATTGGGGCATGTTTTAAATAGTATTTGCTTTTTGTTTTTTCTAAGCCCTGAAAAGCCGCGTCCCTTTTGTAGAATTTGGGAAAGAGGTGGTAATACTCTTGCTTGCTAAGGACAACACCTTGTTCAGAGCTATCCCTTTTGTAGAGTTTTGGAAAAGCGAAATAATATCTGAACTTTTCCACAGCAACATCCTCGCCACTAACATCAAAGAAATCAAAGACCCCTCTTAAAAATGGATAGTATTCAACCTTCTCTAGGTCTACACCCTGTCCAGAAGCACTAGAAGAATTTGTCAAGGCATAGTTTCGCTTATACTGCATTTTAGATGGTTCAATTGCGACGCGAGAGGTGTCTACATAGTCTGAGCGTAGAAGCTTGAACCTTTGCTCCGCAACAATATCCACCCCTTCCATCCCAACGTCCGCACTTTTCTGGTTTGGTTGGTTTGGGTTCCAAAACAGATAGCCGTATTTCCATTGATCAGATTGATCGTCAAAATTTCCGATGGTATAATTCTCGAAACCATCATACATGACAATTGCTGTTTGAGAAAAGAATATGATGGGATAAGTGATCATTAAGAGAAGTTGTTGTTTATAACAGCTAATACGTTGCTTGTATCGAGACTCGTGCAGGCAATCAGCCCCGTTTCCCCTTGAGTGAAAGAGGGTTGTTCTCCATCGGGCCATTTAAACGTAGTGTTGAAACTTACCGCACCTGCGCCGCTGGCATAAACGTTAATAAGATAAGTTGCGCCATCTCTGACAGATCCAGTCTGCGCTCCGATTTCCAACGCAGTGCTATTAATCAAGTCCAAGTTCAGAATGTTTGACTCACCGAAATCAATGTCATACGTTCCGTTTTCAACAGTGCTTCCACTAATAAGAACTCTCGTAGGTCTCCTGAAAGTGCTTTCTCCTCGAACCTCAAGCGTCGTCAACGCTGGGCCGACAGCATAGCCAGATCCTTCCGAGGACCATGCGCCATGCCTGTTGTCGAACGTGAGGGCGCGAACTTTAGACTGATACATTCTATCGTAAATTGGAGTGGGAATACTTAGCTCAACAGAGTTTCCTTGTTGGTTCGCATTGCTTACGAAAAAGTCGCTGTAATAATCAGCTTGGTCAGTGTAAACATCTAATTCATAACCAATAACATCTTCTGATTGGTGCTTGCTCCAAGAGACATTTAAAACAGCCTGCTCGTTACCGCTGGAATCAGAAGGGTAATAAGGGTTTACGTCAAGATCCCATCCAGTGTGGCTTTCAAGCTCCACAAGGCCCATCGCTTGAGGGCCGCTAATAATCATGCCGCCTGTTGTGAAATCGTCAATAATCGCCCACCATAGATAGCCCGACGCACCATTGTAACCAATGGAACCATTTAAGCTTGCACGGACGAAATGATCCTCAATGTCAGGAAAAACAGTCGTTTCACCTGACCAGAAAACAACGCCGCTGAAATCTGGGATTTGTTCTTGTGGGGAAATGATATACTCGAAACTGTTTGCCGTGACCTTTGGCATCGACAGTGCGCCGCTTGATGGAGCAGGGTTAACAATTGTTTTTGTTAGGGTTGCCGTTAAATTAGGGAGCGCATGAGAGATTGCTTCGATCCTCAGTGTTCTGAGAGGCCAGCCCGTTAAGGTGTCACCACCCATTATGGCGGGATCTCCCATTGTTTGCCCAACCGTAATGAATTCATCCCAATCAGTTGAGAACCAACGAGAAACGGGATTATTACCTTCGTCAAGATATCTCAAATCTATGTATTCCATGTATGGGTATCTTGCATCTCCAGTCACCTCAAGACCGCCAGAAGGTTGGAGTGCCACGTAGAATTGCGGCTCTTGGGAATTATACGTTCCGCTTGTAAGCGTTTCAGGAAAATTAAAATCAGCATTTGTCATTTCTATACGTGGTGACATCGCTGAGTTTTCAGGGTTCACGACTTCAACTATTGTTGACCCGCAGATCTCAGAAGAAACAGCGCCACCGATTTGCACCGATCTCGCGCAAATTTGAACCGAGCCCGTATTATCTGGGTAATATTTTGAAAGAAAGAATCCGTCATTATCAGGATCTTCCCAAGTTCCCAACTCTGTCCAATCTCCTGATGGAAGACCACGGCCAGATGCTTGGTAATAATCAGCATTTGATCCCGTTGATCCCTCAATCGAAGCGACTACATAAACAGTCGAGCTATCAATGTCATCTATATTTAAAAATCCTGAAAGCGAAATTGACTGTGGGGGGCCGATAGGTAGGTTGTCGTAGGTTACGTCTGAAACGGTTGATGCTACAAACCCAGACTCTACCTGTCCATATTTTTCCGCAGAGTATTCTAGAGCGGTGATTCTCACTGACTGCTGTTCCGTCTCTGTCATTGTAAGAATGCGGTAATCAGATGCGCCAGAAATTATTCCAGAGTTATTTGCTTGGATTGTCCATGTGCCGCCAATATATCTTTCTGAAAACGGAGCATCAAGAGTGACATAGCTTGTGTCTCCCGTGAACCCGAAGCCAGATATGCTTTGAGTCTCTAAGAATGTTGGAGCAATATCTCCAGTTTGGTTCAAGCCAGTGACGCCAATGTCTGGGTTTGATCCCGTATAAGTTGGGTCTCTGTATCCTTGAGGTATTGAAAGCGTAAGGTTGTAAGTGAAGAATGGATCTTCTGGAAAGTCTACATACCTATCTAAAGTAACGACATCTTGAGACGCGCTGACATCTAAGGTTCGCCCACCAGACTTCCTTCTTAGTCTAAAATCATCGTAAACAGAGATGATATGACCAGGTCTAGTGTAAAGACTGTTCGAGCCTACGTCAAACGAAACAAATTCAGTTTCTAAACGTTCGGACAAGAGAGTCCACGTTCCTACGCGGTGAGCTTGCCCGCGACTTGTGCATCCAAATGCTGCAGTTTCGCTCTCTCTTATTCCGTATCTTATAATCCCCTCCATGTCCTCTACCTGTTCGATCTTGGGTCTGAACATGTCTTCGGGGTCATTCCATCTCACAAGGGCCACCGTGCGCCTCTGAGCACGCTCTGATGAACTGTAATTAAACATTCCATCAATAACATTTGCATTGGTGAACTGTTGGACGGGAGATTTTGGGAGATCTTGGACTGGAAAAATTGCTCCACCTAACCAGTAGGTGATTCCTCTAAATGTAGAAGCAAGGTGATTCATCACAGTAAAAGCTTCTTCGTTCTCAGTGAGAAATAAGTTGCAGGCAAAACGAGGCTCCATAAACGCGGCCCACAAGAGCCAATCAGAACTTGACTCGCTAGGCTCAGCGATGCTTGGGTCTCCGCCTCCAGCATTTACCAATTCATCGCAGTATTGCGCAATTTGGTAAAGCGTCCACTTGTCAACTTTGTCCCCTGGAATATACTCTCCTAATCCATAACGCTTGTCAGTAAGCATGTCGTAAAAAATCCATGCAGGATTATCTGTCCAGACTTTTGTTGACGAAAAACTTCCATCCCAAATTACTGGATATTGAGCACGATTCATGACAATTTTACGATTTCCAATACCAACATCTCCTTCGCTTGCGGTTGTTATCGTTTCCTGGTAAGGGAAATACTGTGTGGGAACATACCCCACTGGAACCTTAATCTTTTTTAGCCTGAGGCGATAAGCGCGTTGTGGCAAGGTTGGAAAGGTTTTTGCGTCAAACGTAAGGGCGTTTACAGCGGTATTTGGATACGTGTATCTGAATTCTGTCTTTGCGATAACAGATTCAAGGTGAGTTTGCGCTTGGATCTTTGTTGTTGTCTCGTCGTAATCCTTTGACACTCTTGAAATCTTTATTTTCCAATAGTTGGTTTTTACGTTTGGATCTTTTGTCAAGGGGACGTTAGAGCTTATAACAAACCCACCGCTACTTTTCTCTCTCGTAGAAACCCTTTCCACAAGGCTGTAGGCTCCCCCATTCAGACTGAAATATATCCTATAAGAAGCGAAAGTTGGAATGACATCCCCAGCAATCCTACCCCCACTTGAATCTGCAACCGTTTCCATCAACGCTGGAATCTTAACGTTCACTTGAGCGCTTGTGGCATCAGGATATGTGTTTGAAGAAAAATAAACAACTAAAGGTCTAGCCTTTCTTATGCGTGTTGATGATGGGAGTGGAAGTGGAACTGCCGCGCCCGCGTAATCTGCTGATCCAAGCTTTGTTGAAAATGGAGGGATTTGATTATCGTCTCCAAAAACACCTGCTCTGAAATGAGTGCTTACAGAGTGTTGGACAGTTGGGAAATCAGACTGGAGAAAGGGAACCTCATCAAGGAAAATGGATTGCTGCTTTCTTGTATCTGCGGAACCCACCCCAGATGGACCAGGATCTACCAATCCTTCGATCTCTCCAACACACAGGGCATCAACAACATGCGCCTCTCCAGTCATGGAAATCGTGTCTGCCGTTTCCCGTGGCTTTCGTTGAGTGGGAGCAGTACTACCTTTTGAACCTTCGATATTAAATGGAATTAAATTAGCCATGAATTATAAATTATGAGTTATACCCGTTTATATATTGCCTGTAATCTCCTGGATAACCGATATTAAGGCTTCCTTCCCCAGGGCTCTCTTCTGAAGAGCCCGAACCAGTTGCCCTGCCATAGACAAAACGAACGCTAATTGGAATTGGGTGTATGATCATCTCTCCATAGCCTACTGGCAGTGGTTTCCCTTGTTTTGCGGGCTGTGGACCACCACTAAAAAGGTATGAATCCTTTCTTGCAGAGTCCGAACTTTTACCAAAATCAACCTGTGGGTCTGGAGCCATGAGGGCGGAAACCACAGCCATTACAATTGCTACAACCAGTTGGATCAACAAGCTGACTGGGTCGATCCCCTTTCCTTTGACTATGGGAAAAATATGAACGTCTTCCCCCCCTATAGGGCCATCAATTAATCCAACATCCTCTCGATCATTGAGAATAATATCCTCTCCGATGACAAAATTGTAGTCGATTCCTTTCTCTGCTGTTTCTAAAAGATATTTGCAAAACTCGTTTTTTGTATTCGCGTTAAAAGCGCAGACCATCTCCCTTATGGTTTTGACCTTAAGCTCCCACTCTCTTCCAAATTTTCGCCCTAAGCGACCATGTAAATATATTTTACTCATCCATTAAACTCCTGTGACGTATGACTTTATAAATTCTCTTTAAAACTCGATCATTAATTTCTGTTACCCGAGATCTTTGACCTGCGAGATGTTCTAAAATACGATTGTTTCCCCAATAGAGACCACAATGGTTTGGTGTTTTTGTTCCCCCAATCTTAAATAGAATGGTGTCGCCCTTTTGAATTTTTTCCAAAGGGATATCTGCGAATAATTCTTTTGGGCAGTTCTCTTCAAAATCTAAAAAGTTGTAATTTTCCTCTGATGCAAAACTCCATTTGATATGTATGTTATTTTTGACGCGGTAATAATCCCTATTTAATAGATGACACTGCCAAATTCCACGGATGAAGGGTCTTCCGAAAAAGGGTGCAGGGCGATAGTTTTCTGGCTCGTAATAGTGCCAAGTATCATTAGGGTTGACATATAGCAACATGGGAAGCTCTAACTCCTCCGATAGCTCTTTGTCAGACGAAGAAAAGCGATTGTATTTCTCGCGCAAAAAAGTATCATTGTGAGAATGGTAAATTGTAAAAAATCTTGTTGCTCTATAACGCCTTGTGTATTCCCTTGGGTCAATTTTAAACTTCCTTACTTTGTCTCTATGAATATTCTCACATGGGACCACTTCGGACTCTCCAGAAATAAAATCTGCATAGATCAAACCACACGCCTCATTTGGTGCTTCGCTAAGAGCGTGCTTTTTCACTTGTTCTCGAATTGATTTGTTCATTATGATTTCGTATTCTCCATTTCCGCCCTTGAAAGACCTGGATAAGCAAACATCCTTAGTTTGTCATCAGGGAAGCGGCAGCGACAACCGTCGATCCTTTGTGAGCAGGCGTCCCTCAGCCAAAATGCTGGTTGAGATCGTGTTGGGTATAGGTTCTGTGTCGAGGTGTGTGCGGTGCGGCAAACGTAAAAATAATGCTTGAATGGGTGTGGAACGTCGTCTTCAGTTCCTTGGTTTGTGACAATCTCAATGAAATCTCCAACCTCATAAGAAACTCCCACTGCCCATGTCCCACGATCATTCAGGGTATACCCCCAACCTGCTGGAGCGGCTTCTTCGAATTTCCTATTGTCAACTGTGGCAACGGGCTTCGTGTAATCAACCCCACTTCTTACGGTAACATCTCCTGCAAGAATTGCGGCATTGAACGAACACGTCGAATCATTTCGATAGCTCGCATTGCATTGGGTGGCGAACATACGGGCTCTAGGAAGGTGGACTCCTTGGACCTCTAAGATAGAGGCGCATTCGATTTCAACGAATTCTTTATTTTCTTGAACGATATTATCAACGTAATAAATATCCGCAGTAACTGTTGCGTCTGGGTCGTGAGAGCCGAACGGGTTTGTCCCACCCCATGTTTGACCATCTAGAAACTTTGCGAACGTTCTGTTTCGTGTAAACTTCGCACCAACCATTCCCAAACTCTCTCTCAAATAATAAGAAACGATACCATCTGGATTGCCTATCGTTAACCTTGGTCGTGGTAGCGTAGAACCATCTCCCTTGATTGCGTTGTTTTTAAAGTCTATTGAGATTGGCATGTAATGTCGAAGTGGGTCTCCAAAATAGATCCCTCTTCCGCCCTTCTCTTCTTTAAAGTTGTAGAAGTAAAGGACTTGCTGAGATGGGGGAAGCTTGACACCGTCGATCATAGACATGTCGAGTTCAAAAAGCTCGATCATCGTTGACGGGGCGAGACTATAAGACTCTCTTGTTACAATTTTTTTTGCCATTATTCTTCGTCTCCTACGAATCGAGCGTTTATGTCATTGATATTGAAAGACTTAAACTCATGCTTCCAAGACGTGCAAACATATTTCCGTTTCTCAAATCCATTTGGAGAAGTGAAAAAGAATGGGTCTACGCCTCCCTTGAATTCAAAAAAGGCAAGAAGACTTTTCGTTTCCCTTGTATCGATACCTTGAAACACACACCCAAATTCAGGCCGTGAATAAGTCAGTCCTTTTTCTGAGATTTGAGAATATCCATCACCAAATTTTAACTCTACCAAAAGTGGGGTGGTATCAATAGACGAGCTATAAGTAGGTGTCCAAACATCTTCAAAGTTCCACCCAGACGTATCTTGAAACTCTAACCAAGATCCAGTGTCTGTTAGAATATTGCCAGAATTGTCATCTGTGCGAGAAACGTAGTAATGATACGAAGAGCCGCTTTCTATAACGTCATATTGACTATAATTTTCCCCAGACGAATACTCTCCAATCTGAACTTGATAAATTCCTGATTCCATTTTCTTCCTTTTCCATTGTTATTACACTCTTCCTTGTTGACCCTCTCCTTCTAATCCTGCGCTTACGATAGGATTGAATGATTGTCTAAATATTGCAGAAATAGCATCTTTCCTAAATGATGAATAGCTCATCCCCCAATTCGAACATACAAATTTCTTGGCCACATTGTAGGGTTCTGGAAGGGTATAGGTGAACGCATATTTGCCGCCCATGAATTCGAAAAACGCCAAAAGACTTTGCGTTTCCTTGGGCTTTCTGCCAACAAAAGAAACCTCTATATTCTGCTTCAGGGAATTGATCCCATCAGACTCTCTTTGTATAATCCCTTCACTTAACTGCCTACTTACGGTTCTTGGGGAGTTGTTCGTAGAGACAGAATGGGTCGGAACCCAAACGTCAGAAATCTCAAAGCCGATATCTCCAAAGCGTTTCCAAAAAGAGTTGGACGTTGTCGCAGGGGCGTTTCCTTGGTTTTCGTCCACGGCAGACACGTAGTAAATATCACTGTTTTCTACAATGTCATACCTTTCATAAGAGGTTCCACCGCTGTAAGCTTGAACCGTAATGTTATGTATAATGCCTGCCATCTTCTTGTATTATAGACGCTTTTCTTCTATTTTAAAGTTTGCTTGAGTTTTTATTTAGAGACCCACCTGGACGTTTCTCTTCTCTTATAAATTCTAGAACTAATTGCTTTAACTTTCCAGAAAAAGCACGTCCTTCGAGAGTGTTTGTATTCGTCGTATCTTCATCACCCTTACCATCTGGGGCGCTTTGGTTGCCACCTTTTCCGCCGCCACCAAAACTTATGTTAATTTCAACATTGGTATCTCCGCCGCCACCTGTCATTGGAGCAGCAGCGGGAGCGGCAAGAGGAGAGCTTGTTGACCCACCGACAACCCCGCCGCTTGCGAAACCATTTGCGCGAACAACCCTTGTGCTTGGCATTGGGGCGGAAGGAGCGCTCACGGAAAGTCTTGGAGAGTTTATGATAGGGCTGACAGCGCCGCCGCTTGCAAACCCACGAACTGAAGGAGAAGGGTCTGAGAAGCGGATTGGGGTTGAGGTCCGCATGCTTGTGCTTGTATTCGTCAAATTAGAGATATTGCCGCCTCTATTGAACGTGCTAATATTGGAAGGGGAAAATACGTGACTTGAAGAGAAGCTGTTGCTAACAGTGTTGCTAATTGGTGAGAGGCCATTAGACTGTCTAATAGTATTCGTTGCTCCCATCAATAAATCTGGATTAGAAGCTTCGCTTGAAGACATCATGAGAGGCGCAAGGCTTGATGCGCTTGTTTTTGAAGGCATCCCTAAGCTTGTCGTAAATTGTTTGCTAACACCAGAGAGAACGTCCCCGTCCCTGAAACTTGCGCTTCCTATTCCATCAATCATTCCACCGCCCGCAAAAGAAGGCGTTTCATTTGGAACGTAATGCGCGGCACCTTGAGAGGAGAGCCACTTGTTAAGCTGCTCAACTGACATGTCTTGACCCAGCTTGTGATTCTCTACTCTTCCAGCCCCGTCTGAACTGTGATGCTCAATACTTACTGTCCCGTCTGGTCTCACGCGAGTAATTGAGCCCTTTCCTTGGATTACTGACTCTTCAGTTGGTGGTGGAGATGGGGCAAGCAATGCGCTCGCACCTAGAGAAAGAAGACCTGGGAGTAACGCCTCTCCGAACTTCCCAAAAAGCCCCGTCTTATTGCCCTTACCAGAAATTGTAGTAGGTTTCATGTCGGAGATATCAGCCATATTTGGAGTGCTAATACTACCTCCAAAAGGATCTTTTCCTAATGAGGCGACAGAGAAAGGCGCTGGGGTGTCTGTTCCAGCAAATTCCATTTTGTGTAAGAGGCTCGATGTGCCACTGTCATCCCCTCCCTTGCCTCCGAAAAGGTTGCCTACGCCGCTGAACGTGTTTCCAAAGCTTGATCCAAAATCTTTAAGAAAACCCCCACCAGAAGGAGCGCTCCCACTTAATGCGCCGCCGATGCCACTGACTCCACCAGTGATGGCACCGCCGATACCGCCCATAAGAGCGCCTTTTCCGATATCCTCTCCAGTTACTGCCGCAGTCAAGCCACCAACTCCCGCGCCAACAAGAGCTTGCGAGAAGACTGATCCAAGTAACGCCCCTAAGAACGCCCTTTCTATCTGACCACCCGCAGCAAATTGACGGTTGTTGATTGTTTCTAATGCGCCCTTTCCATAACGGTTTACAGCGTCTTTCTTTAAGATGAATGTTCCTGCTGGGAAATTCCCAAGAAGATCATCTTTCGTGCCGCTTCCACCCTCTAACATTCCACCGAAGGCACTTCCTTGAACGCCCCCAAGATTGGGAAGTATGCCGCCATCAATTTTTGCTTCCCCACGATTGAGGGACTCCATGAAGTCTTTTCCGTAGAAAGAGACAGCTTGGGGATCAAAGGCAAATTCTCCGCCCGTTACAAGAGCGGGCACTCCCGAACGTGTTCCACCGCCATTGTTGAAAGAATCGACTATTCCGCTGCTTGCCTTGCTGTTTCCAAATAGGCCGCCGATGAAAGTTCCGACTCCAGAAGTCGCCTCTCCAAAAGCTTGGTCGAAGTGGGTCTGAGAAAGGTCTGAAAACATATCAGACAGCATTTGCCTGAAACTGTCGCCCATGGCATCAAAAACACTTATGCCCTCTGATTTTAAACGCTTGAAATCTTGAGCACTGGAAACAACCGCTTCAGAAAGCCCCTCTGAAATCGTGCTGGCAACATTGGACCACGCAACCTCTATTTCGGAGGTATCTTCAAGGTCGGCTTTTAAAAGTTGGAACCCTTGACCCAAGCCCTCTTTAATCTGTTCTATCGTGGAAAGAACTTCTACGTCCTTTTCAAAATCAACCTTAATATTAAGCTTAAGATCCTTGTTTGCGCGAAAAGCGATTTCTTTCAAATCAACAATAAGCCTTTTACGCTCTTCATCTGTTAGAGTAGGTGAAATGTCAATGCGCATTTTTGCTTGGCGAATTAAGCGGGAAAGATTAATGCCTGATTCTGCGACGGTGGATGCCGTGGTTAGTGGGCTGAGATTTCCTAAGCGGGTCTCATTGATCTCCCCTGTAGGGCCTTTAAAGCTTGAAAGAAACTTACCTAACTGAGCGATTCTTTCGTTCTCTTTGAGTTTCGCTGCCTTCGCTTCAGGGACTGGTTCTTGAGATGGGGCTCTGTTGGTA